TGCGAGGCGTCTCGAACTGCGCGACGCGTATGGCGAGGGCGCGCCCACGATGCACGCGCGCGAGGATTGCTTGGCATGGCTGCGGCGCGACACCAACGGCGTCACGAGCCATACGAAAGTTGCATGGGTCAAACGCTACTATGGGCGCAACGCCGACACGCTCGCCGATTTCATCAATGATTGGGGCTACACGGTCGACCCGCGCTTGCTATCCGAGGGCAAAAACCCCGTGATGGCATTCGCGTTGTTCCCCAAACAACGCGAAATGATCCGATGGCTAATCGGGTGTTGGCACGACAGCAAGCCCGGCGTCGTCGTCAAGTCGCGCGACGTGGGCGCCTCGTGGGTCGCGATGGCCCTGCTATGCGCGCTGTGCATCTTTCGCAATGGGTTTGCGGCCGGCGTTGGTAGCGCGGTCGAGATCAAGATTGATCGCAGCGGCGACCCCGATACGTTATTTTACAAGGTCCGCTCGTTTCTCGAATACCTGCCGCCCGAGTTCAACGGCGGCTTCGACCTCGACAAGTGTAGCGCTGACAAGCGCGTCAGTTTCCCGCTCACGGGTAGCAGCATCACGGGCGAGGCGGGCGACCAAGCGGGCCGCGGCGGGCGCAAGGCCATATTCATCGTCGACGAGGCGGCCCATTTCGAGCACCCGAAAATCATCGACAAGAATCTGAGCGCCAACACCAAATGCCGCATTGACATGTCGAGCGTCAACGGCATGGCTAACAGCTTCTACACGCGCGCCCACAACCCGGCCATCCGCCGATTCGATTTCACGTGGCGCGACGACCCGCGCAAGAACTACCCGGGCTCGACGTGGTACGAGACGCAAAAGGCCGAGCTTGACGAGGTCGTGCTCAAGCAAGAAATTGACTGCGATTTCCGTGCGTCGCTAGAGGGCGTGTGCATTCCGCGCGATTGGGTCGACGCTGCCGTTGATATCGACAAATTCCTCGGCATCACGTGCGACAGCGGCGCGCTGCGGGGCGCGCTCGACATTGCCGACCGCGGCATCGACAAAAACGCATTTGTCATCATCAAGGGCCGCAAGATATTTTTCGCGTCCACGTGGTCGGGCAAGAACTCGGATACGGGCTACAGCGTGCAGCGAGCCATGGCAATCGCCGAGGCGCACGGGCTCGCAGCGTTCGATTACGACGCGGACGGCATGGGCGGCGCGGCCGTGCATAGCGACGCGCGTCTGATCAACGAGGCGCGCACCACAAAGCAAGCGGCGCTCAAAAACCCCACGACGGCCGAGTATTTCGCGCACGACACGATCGGCACGCACCCGTACCGCGGCAGCGAGGCCGTCGTCAGACCTGAGTCGATCGTGCCGGGCACGAAGCGCACGGCCAAGGATTTGTTTTACAACCGCAAGGCGCAATCGTGGTACGAGGCGCGGCTCGGGTTTTTCAACTCGTGGAAGGCGCGCAACGGCAAGCCGTACGATATATCGCGGGTCATTTGCATCGCGAGCGAGCTAGAAAACGAGCCCGGCAAGCCCAACCTGCGCGACCTATTGCTATCGCAATTGACGCAGGCGACAGTTAAGGAAACGCTGACCGGCAAAATCCAAATCGACAAGAACCCGGACGATGTAGGATCGCCTGACGTCGCTGACGCTGCGGTCATTGCGCTAGCGCCCCGCAAGTCGAGCATGACCAACATGGGCGCGCTGTTGACGGCCGTGAGCGGTTGAGCTAGATTGCGCGACATGACCACACCAACCCCATCGAACAGCCTGCCCGGCCATTTTCCCAAGGCCGAGGTCACTGGCAAACCCGTTACGCCGCCGGCCGCGCCGCTACCCGCAACGGGCAACTTTGCCAAAATGACGCCGCCCCCCTCGACGCTCATGGCTGTGCCGATTGCAACGTTGCAGGCGATACACGACACGCTCGTCGGCCACACGGCGATACTCGCCGCGTTGCTCACGCCCAAGACTGCCGACGCGGCAACGGCCGAGGCGGCCCTTGCGGCTCGTACCGCGGCTCGCCTCGCACAGCAAGCGGCGAACGGCAAATGAGCCGCAGCGCCCCGGGGTACATCGAGCACATGGCCGAGGGCATTGACGCCGCATTTAAGGACGGCAAATAGTGCCCCGCTTCGAATTGAAATATTTGCAAGAGGTCGTGCAGGTTATCGAGGGCGCCGACACGGCCGAGGCTGCACGCCGGGCCAAGAACTACGCGGCGCACAATCGCCTGACGCTGTTGTCAGTGCTTCGCGAGAAGCCGCCCGAGGTTGCGCCGACCCGCGCGGCCTGATATTCTGGCGCCGGTTTCGTGGCATTCCCTTAAGCCCGCGCGCGTTGAGAGCGTGGCGGGTTGGCGTTACTCCCGCCGTGGTGGCCTGCCATGTTCTCGACCGCGTCAACCTCGGAGCGCATCATGCAGCTATTTGCCCTCGTCTTACTTCTCGCCGCGTCCGATCACTCGGGCCTCAAATCAGGCATTACCCCGTATTTCAGTGAGGCGGCTTGCATCGAGGCGTCCAAGGCCCTCGAACTGACGCCATTTGACGGCATGGCCCGATGCGTCGCGCTGTGATACTGTCGCGCCGCTTTATCCATCAATCACCGGAGAATTGAACCATGCGATTACTGACAACTGTTTGCCTCGTGCTCGCCGCGCTATCGTTCGGGCTCATGGCCCACGCGCAAGCCGCCGCGCCAACCTCGGCCCTCACGTGGGCCGCGCCGACAACCAATACCGACACGACCGCAATCACGGGAGCGATCACGTACAACGTGTACGAGGCCGCGACCACAGCCGCTCTGCCGGGCTCGGTAGCGTTCTCGACGGGATTGACCGCGACCACGCTCACGACCTCGCAGGGCGCAGCGGACGGCGTCACGGCATGCTTTGCAGTTACGGCCGTTGTGGGCGGGATCGAATCCGCTCAAAGCAACGCAGTGTGCAAAACGTTTCCCGCAGCCGTCCCCAACGCCCCCTCAGGGCTCGTGGTTAAGTGAACTTTGGGCTTGGCTGCTAGCCTTGCTTAAGTCGATATTCTGACCGAGGGGCATCGCGTGAAAACCGTACCGTATAACCAAACGTACGCCGTGGTCGTAGCGCGATGCCTCGATATTCTCGTCGCCGGCTGGATATGGCGCGAGTACGACATTACGATCAGCGCGCACGCGGGCCTCGCGCTGCGCCTCGATACGCCGCCCAAATGGGCGATCGTGCTCGGTCGCTGGATTCTCAACTACATTGAGGCCAATCACTGCGAGCTTGCCGTCGCGGCCGACTACGAACGGGCGCAACTGGCGCTCAAGCTCTTGACGCCCGGCGGTCTCTTGCCGCCCGCCCTACGCGGGTAGCGCTAGCAGGAACGTGAAAAACACTGCGCACCACAGCATCACGATGTTGAGGCCGCGTAGCAAAATCACGAGGAAACAATACCAGTCGGGTAGCTCAGTATCGAGCGACTTGCGAAACGGGTTCATCCGCTGCGCGTCCGTAAGGTCGGGGGCGGGATTGGCGTACCGTCGTGCATGCAGCCGATCGCGTGCCATGGCAAATCGAGCTTAGGATAGCCGGCCGCGCGTTCGTGCAGCCAATTCAGCAACGCTAGCGCCTCGGCCATTGTCGGATACGCCCGGGAATAGAGGCGATACCGGCGCAAGTCGTGAACTCGGAGCCCACACCCGGGCTCGCCTGCTATTCGATAGCGATGTTTGACCGGCGTCATGGCCGCACCACGCAAAAGCCCGTGACGCCATCGCGCGCCGGCACGTACTCGCGGCCCTTGTGGCGCTCGCAGGCTTGGCGCTTCTCGGCCTCGCGCGGGTCGTACTCGACGGCGCCGGGCGGCGACTGCATGATGCCGTCGACGTCTCGCTGTGCTTCGTCGACACACCATTGCGCGAGCCTGACGCCGAGTAAGAGGCCGACTAGGATGGCCGCGGCGCCGATAATGTCGGCGTGTTTTCTCACGATTCATCCTCAACAGCCGGGATGATCGTGGCCGGGATGATGCGCAACGAGACGTCGCGCGGCATCTTGTGGAACATGTGCAGGTACGCGGCGCCGATTTCGGCCCCCTCGTCGCTGCATTGCTTGTACGTTTCGCACACGGCGCGAATGTGCTCGGGCTGGCCGCCGAGCGAGACTATCAACAGAAACACGTGTATCGAGTGCATGGTTTACTCCGCTTGGATTTTGAGGGTTGCCGGCAAGCCCGGCGTATTGTGACGCATAACCTGCGCCTCGCGCGCGCGGCTGCGGCGGTCGATAACTGGCATGCGCTGCGTCATTTCGAGGTCGGCCACGCGCCGGCAGTCGGCTATGCGTAGGCGGGCCGTGTCGCCCAACATGCGGTTTGCTGTGGTTTCGCTCGTCTTGGTCATCTGCTGTAGCCTCGTCGGTTGAACTTGGCGCCATCATGAGGCCAAACCGCCCTGGCAACTGTGTCAGTGTTCACAGTTCTAGCACCTGCCCGGTACCACGAGCCAATTGCGACGGACTTCACGCCCGCGAGGTATTCAAGCTCGCCCGGCTTGGGCTCGGTCATCCACGCGTAGGCGAAATGCCGGGACAGCGAGGCTAGGCCGCTCATATTTCGCCGTTCTTAATTTTGCGCAAAATGTCGCGCACGTCGTTGCGTAGATTGTCAGCGAGTAGCGCAACCGTGGCCAAGGCCCGCGCATACCGCATCTGTTCGACTGCGACGTCGCGCTCGGCCCGTAATTTCGAGCACTCGGCCGCGACGGTATCGCGTCCGCTGCGGGCCACGCCCAACAGCTTGTTCGCGTGGTCTAGCGTCGACTGCCAGCGTTTCGCCTCGTCGCGCTCGGCGAGGGCGTCACGCAAGGCTGCGAGCGCGAGCGCATCGGCGTGCCGTTGCGCGAGGTCAGG